AGTAGGTGTTAATGCGACTACAAGGCGCGAACCGATTATGCCCACGGCAATGAACCTAAAGATCGACAAAAGCGATCCTGGGGCTGTTAAACAGGTCTGGACGAAGATCGAAAGCAGAGGAAAGTCAGGGATTGAGCAAGTGACCGCTGTAGGGTTCGGTGTTACACTTGTGAGGACTGAGGTGTTCAAAAAGATACCGAAACCTTGGCATGACATCATCTGGACGGATCATGGAAACGTGATTGGCGAGGATGTCACCTTCTGCGTTCGGTGTCTTGAGAATGACGTTCCCGTGTTTGTTGACCACGATTTGTCGATGCACATAGGGCATATCGGGGTTAAAACCTTTGGCTGGGATGATATAAATGGCCCTGGCAACGTACAGCGATCTAAAGACCACGATCGCAAACTATCTCGCAAGAAGTGACCTGACGAGCCAGATACCCGACTTCATCAGGCTGGCAGAGGTTAGGCTTCGGCGCAATCTGCGTATCCGGCAGATGCTGAAACTTGCATACACCTCTGCTACGGGTGGTGATTCGACTGTTGGACTGCCGACAGACTTCCTTGAGATGCGGAACTTGTATCTCAATACGAATCCAGAACAGCCACTGAACTATTTATCTCCGTCTGTGTTCACTCGGAACGCTAGGACGCAGGAATCTGGAAGGCCAATTCAGTACACCATCCTTGCGGATGAGATACAGCTTGCGCCGACACCAGACACGAATTACACGGTTTATATGCTTTACTACGCTGCTCCAACTTTTATGAGCGACAGCGTAAGTACAAACGCATTCATGAGCGTCTGTCCTGATCTGTTGTTGTACGGGTCCCTATCAGAGGCAGAACCGTATCTCATGAACGACAATCGGCTTGCTGTCTGGGCTGGATTGTATGCTCGTCCGACCTAACAACGTCTGACGACCAGGGTGAGTACAGCGGCAATCCGATGGTAATGACTCTCGCAAAGAGGTAAGAAATGGCTATTTCTCAGGCAATGTGCACCAGTTTCAAGGTCGAACTCCTTGGTGGCACTCACGACCTTGATACCGACACGATCAAGATTGCGCTCTACACCTCGTCAGCTACGCTAGGAGCCTCTACAACGGCTTACAGCAGCACGAATGAGGTTGCTAATGGGAATGGATACACCACAGGTGGAAACACGCTCTCAGGCGCATCTATCACTTCCAGCGGCACGACTGCATTCGTAGACTTTTCGGACTCAACGTGGTCGAGCGCATCGTTTACGGCTAGAGGTGCGCTGATCTATAACAGCAGCAAGAGCAACAAGGCGATTGCTGTGCTGGATTTTGGCGCTGACAAGACCAGTACGAACGGTGATTTCGTTGTTCAGTTCCCGACTGCGGATGCAAGTAACGCGATCATCCGGATTGCTTGAGGATACTTGCCATGATCAAGATCAACTTCCAATTCGAAACCCCTCATGGCAAGTTCGCTGACGCCCTGCATCTGTCTGACGATCACACGTTCACGGAAGCAGAGATCCAAGCCATGAAGGAACAGCGCCGGGACAACTGGATTGCTGTTGTGACCGCGCCTCCGGTTGAGGAAACGCAGCCCGAGTACATCGAGATCGATGGCGTCAAATATGTGAAGGCGTAGTTATGGCCGACAGGTACTGGGTTGGCGGGACGGCAAACTGGGACGGCACTGCCGGTACCAAATGGGCTACTACGTCTGGTGGTCCAGGTGGCGAAACTGTTCCGACTAGCGCGGATGATGTGTTCTTTGATGCCGCGTCTGGTGCGGTGACGGTTACGGTTACTGCAAACGCAAGTTGTCGAAATCTTAATTTTACAGGGTTTACAGGAACATTTGCCGGATCAACTGCAAGCGTAAGCATTTTTGCTAGTTTTACGGCTGCGGCTGGTATGACTTGGACGAATATTGCGTCGCTTAATTTTGCTGCATCATCGGGAAGTTACACAATAACTACTAATGGTAAGTCAATTTCTTCAATTATTAATATCGGGTCTGTTGCTGGCACGACTGCTGAATGGGCCTTGGGTGACGCCCTTACTGCACCAAATAGTAACGGTCTATTAATAACTAGAGGAACATTTACTACCAACAACTACAACGTCACTGCCGACTCAATATCCTCCAGCAACAGCAACACGCGCACGATCAATCTGGGTAGCAGTACGGTTACGTTGAGTGGAACAGGTGCGCTTACATTTACAACAACAACAAACCTTACCTTTAATGCTGGCACATCTTCAATTGTTTGTACCAATACCACATCGGCACAAGTTATTTTTGGCGCTAGTGGCTCCCCGCAACCCGCAACCTTATATAACCTGTCGTATACAGCTACAACGTCAGTAACGCATATCTTGCGGGGTGTGTTAACAATAAACAATTTGGCGGTTACTGGCCCAGCCTCCGCAGGAGTTGTGCAGCTAAGTATTGAGGGTAGACAAACCATCAACGGCACCCTCTCCACTACAGGCACAGCAGGAAACCGCCGCGTTTGGTTTCGCAGTCAAACCTACGGCATTGCCCATACCCTCACCGTCAACGCCACGCCCAGCCTGACCGACGCTGACTTCCGAGATATCTACGTTATTGGCACTGCTGCACCGATCAGCGGAACTCGTGTTGGTGACTTGCGTGGTTGCCGTGGCATTACGTTTGATACACCAAAGACTGTGTATTGGAACTTGGCTGGAGCGCAGAACTGGTCGGCTAACGGATGGTCAGACACCAGCACAGGAACGCCAAGCACGGACTTTTTCCCTCTAGCCCAAGACACGGCTACATTCACCAACGCAGGCTCGGTGACTGGCACGATTACTTTGAATTCCGCTATTCCATACACAGGAACAGTAGACATGTCGGGTCGTACGACTGCTATGACGCTATCCGGTGGATACACAATTTACGGAAACTGGTTGAATGGGTCTGGAACAACTTTAAGCGGTTTTCAGACGATGACCTTTTCTGGCCGCTCAACTCAAACTATTACCAGTGCAGGAAAAACATTTGGCGGTGGCATAACAATTGACTCTTATGGCGGAACAGTCGAATTAGCTGACGCGCTAAACCTTGGCACCAACTCACTCACAGTCACCAACGGTGCGTTTGACACCAAGAACTACAACGTCACTTCCCTAAACCTCAGTTCTAGTAACAGCAACGTTAGAACGATTGCGCTTGGGTCAAGTACGGTAACATTGACCGGAACATCAGTTGCTATGGATGTTTCTACTGGCATTAATCTCACCTTTAATGCTGGCACATCAACACTCATTTTACCAAACACAAATTCATCTACCCCTCTTGATGTTCAGGGGGTGCCGCAACTGTATGATGTTTCTTTTACAAACACATCTGCGTATACTTGTTCTATACGCGGAGCGCCTACCACAATCAGAGATTTAACTTTTACAGCGCCCTCATCCGTTGGGACTACGAATATTAATGTCAGTTCCAATTTCACAATTACAGGCACCCTCACCGTCGCCGGAGCCACAGCAGTTCGCCGCATCTTCGTGCGCTCCAGCACCCTCGGCACCACTCGAACCCTGACCGTTGGCACCCTATCCGCGACTGACTGCGACTTCCGAGACATCACGATAGCCGGTACTGCTGCTGGATCATCTCCGACTCGCGCTGGTGACTGCGGTGGGAACTCAGGGATCACGTTCCCTGCTCCGAAGACTGTCTACTGGAACCTTGCTGGCGCTCAGAACTGGAGTGCTACGGCTTGGGCACCGGGATCGGGTGGTAGTCCTGACATCAACAACTTCCCGTTGGCTCAAGACACGGCGGTGTTCGATGAAGCTGGCAGCGTGACGGGGACGATCACAATCAATGCCGCGTGGAACATCGGGACTTTTGATGCGTCTGCACGAACAAGTGCGATGACGCTGACGACTAGCACTAATTCGCCGTTTATATACGGCGATTGGAAGTTTGGAACAGGGGTTACTTCTTCAAGCACGACAGGCACGATTACATTTGCCAAGCGTGGAACGCAGACTATTACTAGCAACGGTGTACAGTTTGGTTGCCCGGTGAGGATTGATTGCGTGACGGGAACGGCTCAATTGGCAGATGCGTTGTCAATAAATTTGTCAAGAACGTTAGGCTTTATTAGCGGCACATTTGACGCCGTTACATACAATGTAACAGTCGGCAGTGTTAATAATTCAAATTCATTCGCCAATACCATAAAAATGGGGTCTGGAACATGGACTCTTACAGGCACGGGTAGTGTCTGGGACATTTTGTCAACTTTGCTTACTTTTTACAAAGGCACAGCAGACATCGTCCTATCTGACACCAGTGCAACCGCCCGCACATTTGCTGGCGGCAGTCTTTCATACAACAAACTCACCATCGGCGGTGCGACCGGCATATCAACCACAACTATCACCGGCAACAACCAGTTCACCGAACTTGCCTCAACTAAGACTGTCGCCCACACCATTGCCCTTGGCACAACCACCCAGACCTTCGGCAAGTGGACAGTGACTGGCACCGTTGGCAACGTTGTCACCCTGACCGGAACGGGCACTTCTCACATCCTCGCAGGAGCCTGCACAGACAGCATCGATTACCTTGCCATCGGAAGCATCCGTTTTGCTGATGCCTCTCCGGGGGAGTTCTACGCTGGTGCCAATTCCACGGCTACGGGATCTCCTGCGGCTCCGACATATCTGACCGCTAAACCTGCTGACTCTACGCGCTACTGGGTCGGTGGCACGGGCAACTGGAGCGACACTGCTCGTTGGTCTACAGGCTCTGGTGGAGGCTCAGGCGCGTCTGTGCCGAGAAGCCATGATGACGTTGTCTTCGACAGCCTGTCTAACGCGACTGCCTACACC